CCATTGGCCCAATGTTAAATCAAGTTTTGATCAAAAGCAAATGCAATGATTACACCATTGTAGATGTATACAATGCTACCAAGTCCGGTGCTTGGTCAGTGTATATTGCAGAAGAAAAGGATCGTATTACTGGCGTGGCCACTGTGATATTCCAACAGTATCCTAGAGATATAGTTGCTTACATACCTGCCTTAAGTGGTCGTTTGGTGACCAATAAAGAAACCAGCGGCAAGTTTTTTGACCTGTTGAAGGCTCGTGGAGCCGCAAGAGTTCAAGGTGCTTCAAGACCCAGTGTTGCAAGGCTTTGGCGTTGCATTGGATTACAAGAAAAATACGCTATCGTAGAAGGTCAATTATGAGATATACATTAGATTCAATGTTACCAATCAGGGCTTTTAGTCCTAGAGGTGGACGCGGGCCATTTAAGGCAGGTATGACCTTGGAAGGTGGTGGCGGTGGTGGTCCAATTAGTTGGGTTGAAGATGTAGTCGAAGGCGTTGGTGATGTGGTTAATGATGTGGTTGGTGGCGTAGGTGATGTATTGGCCACTGTTGATCAAACAGTATTGCAACCAATTGAACATGTTGTAGAACAAGTGCCACAGGTAATTGGTGGTGCTTTGGCAGATGTGGATCATTTTGTTCACGACACTATTCCAGGAGGGTGGGCTACCATTGGTGCCGCGGCACTTATGGCCTATGGTATCTATGATCCAGAACTTTTGGCCAGTGCTGAAGAAGGCACACTTACAACACAACAATTAAGCAACGCAGGATACAATGCTAGTGAAGTGGCCAGCGGTGTTAGTAATGCCGCCACAGAAGCAGGATTTACCAGCACCTCTGCTTATGACACAGCTTTGAGTCAAGGGTTTACCAATGCTACAGAATATGCCAATGCTACTTCAGCAGGATTTACCAATGGTGCAGAATATGCCAATGCAACCTTAAACGGATTTACCAATGCGGCTGAATACAACACAGCCACTGGTTTAGGATTTACTGACGCTGGCACATTCCAGGCCGCTACAGATGCAGGTTTTGCCAACGCGGCCGAATACAATGCCGCTAGCAATTTAGGTTATACCAATGCGGCTGAATACACCGCTGGTAGCAATGCAGGTTTTGCCAATGCGGCTGAATACAATTCAGTAATGACCAATGGTGGTTTTTCAGATCCTGGCACATTTAATGAAGCTCTAAGCAAAGGATTCACTGACGCCAATACCTACAACACAGCAATGACCAATGGGTTTACTAATGCTACACAGTATGATATGGCCACCAACCTAGGCTATACCAATGCTCAAGACTATGCCGCAGGCACGCTGGGCAACTTTGAGAATGCCGCTGAATTCCAACAGGCCACTGACCTAGGTTATACCAATGCCAGCAACTTCAGCGAAGGTCAATTAGGCGGTTATGAAAATGCCGCTGAATGGGAAAAGGCCAGCAACCTGGGTTACGCTGACAACGCACAATATCAGTTGGGTCAGCAATTAGGTGCAGAAAATGCCGATGCAATGTTGACAGAATTGGGTTTAACCGCAGAGCAAGCCGCCGAATTGTCCGCGGGTGGTTTTAGTGCCGCAGATCTTGCCGCTGGTGTAGCCGCAGGTTATTTTGCTCCTGCTATATTGCAAATGTTAGGTTTAGGTCCTAAAATGCCAGACATGACCATACCACATCAACAGTGGATGCCTATTCCTACCTACAACAGTAGTGGTCTAGTTAATCCAGGTGAAAACCCAGGTATGATAGAACCTAGCAGTTTCTATGGTCCACAAGCACCAGGAACAGATCAATACTATTGGGGTCAACACGGATATGTAGCGGGCCCAACCGGCATTGCTGGTTTAGAAAATTATAATAATAACACCTATGGGGCACCCGCTACACCATATGGCAATCCAAATGCTGTAAATCTTGGTCGCCTAATTACACCAGAAGAACTAGGCTATCCAAATCCACAATCACAAGCGGCCTTTGGAGGCACATTTAATCCACAACCAATTTTAGAACAAGATCGTTACACAGGTATAAATCATTTGAATACCGCACCTCCGCCTGTGGCCGGATACGCAGGAGCATTTCAACCAGGAACCAACGCACAAATGGCTCTAGGCCAAAGTCCTACACAACAGTTGGGAGCCAGTCTAAACTATGTGGCACAACCAGCACAGTTGCCCACAGTAAACAATTCAGGATTTACACCAGCAAATCAATTGACTAGTATAAGTCCAGATGAATTATCAGCACAATTAACAGCGGCGGCCAACGCCCTCAATCCGGGATAATCTAATGTATAAGCCCGGCTATAATACCCAACAACTAAATACTACAATAGGAGTCAGATAATGAGTTTCGGAAAATCAAGCGGCGGTGGAACAAGCACAACCTTACCATCATTAAGCCCACAACAAAACGCAATGATTGCGGCACAGACTGGCCTGTTTACCAGTCAGATTGCTCCAAGCTATGCCACAGCGGTAGGCGGTGCTACCAATTTATACAATCAATCTGCTCCAGGTGTAACCAATGCCGCACAAAATTATGCTGGCACTGCCAATCAAGCACAGAATGTGTTGGGTAGCACAGGTGAATCAGCCTTGACTAGTGGTATCAATGCACTCCAAAATTTGTCAAGTCCTGAATATCAAAAGGCCCAAATGAATGCGGCCTTGATGCCTGCACAGGCACAATATGCACAAAACATCGCTGGTCAACAGGCCGCGTTTGGTGGTGCAGGACAATTGGGTAGTGCTCGTAGTGCTCTAGCACAAAGGCAAACCGCTGGTGCCGCACAGGCACAACAACAAGCGGCCGCCGCAGGCGTCCTAAGAGATATGGCCGCACAACAGTATCAAGCAGGAAGCACCTTGGCAGGACTTGGTCAAACCGGATTATCAGGTGCACAAGCCGCTGGTGCAAATCAACTCACAGCCGCAATGGCACCACAGCAATTGTATAATCAATACGCAAGTGTGCTGTTTGGAACACCAAGTGCAAGTTATAGTCCAAACTTTGCTGGCACACAAGGATCCACTACTACACAAAACCAAAATAGCAATCAATTTGGTATTAAGATCTAAGGACTATTATGGCATTTGAAGACTTAGTAGGAACTTATTTTCAGAATCGTATGGATCAGGCCACACAGCCTTTTACAGATCCTATGGGTTATGTAAATGGTCGTTTTAATGATGCGTTCCCTGGTGCAGAAACTGAAGAAGAAAAGAAAAAGCGTTTGGCCAAAGAAGCCGCAACACCTATCAAAACGCAAACAGTTAATCATTATCCAGATGGCAGTCAAGAACACAATGTAACTACGCAGATCCCTGCTCCAGTTGCACCAAAACCTGCCGCCGCACCTGTGCCACAAACACAACCAAATCAATATATGAACCTGGCCAATTCAGCTGGCCCTGCGGTAGCACACCAACCTGTTGCTCCTGTGGCACCACCTGTGGCTCAAACTGTTTCAGCTCCGGCACAGCCCACGGGCTATAATCAATACATCGCTGGACAAGAGTCTGGTGCTAATCCCAACATTGGTTATCACAATCCTGCCAAGAGTAGTGCTTATGGCACTTATGGTATTACCGCTCCTGCATACCGAGATATACAAGCGGCTAATCCTGCTTTTGCCAATCGTCCTATTACAAGTTTAACTCCAGAAGAACAAGGTCAGGCCAATGAAACTCTACGCGGTGTCTACGCCAATCAACTTAAAGCACAAGGTGTTGAACCAAACGAAAGTAATTTAAGATTAAGTCACCTGTTGGGTGCCAGTGGTGCTAAGAAATATTTAGATTCAGGATATCTAAGTCCAGAAGCCGCGGCCGCCAATGGCGGTGAAGCCAAATTGCGTCAAATTGCTGAAAGCCGTATGGGCAGTGTAGCTCCCGGACAGCCAACCATGCAAAAAACAAGTTTGGCCGCTCCTGCCGCAAATCCAAACTACGAAGACAAATTCCTATCTGCACAACGAGATCCAGCCGCAATGTATGAATTAAGTAGAGATACAACAGCTCCAGAATACATTCGTAAAGCCGCCGCTGATCAACACTATAAACAATTGACTTCTGAGCGTGCCGCAATCAAAGCTACCACAGATATAGACAAAGCTGTGCAATCAGGCAACACAAATGATCTAGCTAGATTGATCAAAAAACAAGGAGATGAAGGCAGTTACATCAAGGCCTATCTATTCCAACGCTTTGGTCTAAATGATTTGGCCAAACAAGAACAACAAAAATTAGGAGCTGACAACAAGTGGGTTCCTACAGTAGGACCTGGTGGTGAGCGTGCCGTTATCAATTATGATGGTAATGGTTTGGCCATAGATGGTTACGACGAAAAAGGCACAAAATTATCCAGTGATGCATTGGCCAAATTTGCCGCCAGTGGTGTTGGCAGTAGCAAAACAGAAACCACAGCTGAAGTATATTATGACCCAATGAATCCATCAGGTGCTCGCTTCAGTTATGTCAAGACTCCATATGGTGGCCGTTTTGTAGAAGCCAATACAGGACGCACCGCAAGTCCAGAAGAACAAAACAAATTGGTCAAGATGTCTACAGCTGGTCCAATTGAACAACAGGCCGCCGCGGCCTATGCTAGATCAGGTGCTGGACAACAAGGTAAACAAGCCGCTGAAACAGGTGTGCAACAAGCACCATTGCCAGGTAGAGCTGGTGCCGCTGTAGCCACACCAACACAGGGCGGAGCAGTTGCTCCCACAGGTGGTGCAGTTGCTCCAGGTGCAGTTCAACCTGGTGTTGCCACAGCACCAGCACAGGGCGGTCCAGTTAATCCTGCCGCACCAGTTGCACAAACACAAACAGCCCCAGGAGCTACTCCTACACTCAGCACACAACCTACCGCAGGTGGTGCTCCAGTGCAAGGACCAAATGAACCATACAGTGCTTACAAGGCACGCTTGGCCACTTGGCAAAAAGAAGCCAATGACATTGCCGAAGGCAATGCCAAAACCAAATTGGCCTTGCCACAGTATCAAGCACAGGCTGACAACATCCTTACAACCATTACTGATGTAGTCAAACACAAAGGTTTTGAAACCAATGTGGGTGTTCCTGGCATCACTGGCATACTACAATTGCCTGGCACAGCCGCAAGAGATTGGCAGAGCAAATACAAGCAATTGATGGGACAAGAGTTCCTAGATGCGTTTGCACAGTTGCGTGGTGCAGGTGCCATCAGTGACAAAGAAGGACAAGCGGCCACACAGGCCCGTGCCGCTCTAAGTGATCCTGGTATCAGCGAAGAAGAATTCCGCCGTAATGCCAAGATACTTGAGGACACAGTCAAGAAAGGTGTCAACCGTCAACGCATACTTGCAGGTAAAGAACCCGAAGTCAAGTATATGTTGGGCGACGATGTCAAGAAAAACAAAGAAGCATATGAATGGGTCAAGGCTCATCCAAATGATCCGCTGGCACCAGATGTGTTGAAAAAATTAGGAATTGGTGAATAATGGCTTTTGATCCAGCAGAATTTCTAGCTGAAACCACAGAGCCCAAAAAGGAAGCCGCACCTGCGGCCGCACCTGTAGAACAACCCAAGGCCGCTGAATCCAAATTTGATCCAGTGGAGTTTTTGGCCAAAACCGAAACACCAATTAGCTCTACACCAGAACCGCAAGGCCCTGTTGCTCCGCAATTTGCTGTGCCAGGTCCAACTGGTATTAGCTCAACGGCTGTCAAACAAGCAGTGTCACCATTTATGGAAGTAGGTAAAGGTGTAATACAAGGCTACAAGGCCAATCCAGTTGGTGGCCTTGCTGATGCTGTGCTAATGCACGGTGGTATGCCTCCTGTGTTTGGCACAGCCAAAGGATTTGAAACAATCAAAGATATGTATGGTGCCGCCAAACAAACAGCGTCTAATGTCAGTAAAGGTGTAAGCCAAAGCAATTTGATTGTGAGTCCTGTAACAGGTAAACCATATCCAGAAAGCGTTCCTGATTTTAGATCCATGCAAAAGGCCGCTCCTGATCTAGCACCAAAGTTAAGTGAACTGTATAAAACTGGTGGCAACAACGGCGTTAATGCTTGGTTGGCATCAGAAGAAGGTCGTGCCGCACTAAAGGCCAATCCCGGATTGGCCGCGGCCGCAGAACAGTATGCAGGCAAGGTGCCAGGTCGTTTTGCACAAATTGGTAAGGTAATGGGGCCTGTTGCTCGTGCTGTAGGCAAAGTGGCTGGACCAGCTGGACTTGCACTCAATGCCTATGATGCCGCACAATACGCACAAGATTCGCAGTTGGGTCAACGACTAGCTGAAGGTCAAGGACAAAACGCACAAAAAGCATTCCGTAATATGACACCCACTTACGGTGCTCCTGTTACGCCAGATCAGGAAGCCGCTGTGTTGCAGAATGGTAGCCAACGCGACATAGATGCACTAATTAAACGCAAAGCCGCACAGAAAGCCCTACAACCCGTTGCCCCAGGAACCATATGAACACAACAGAAAAACTAACACAATTATTTAGAGACAATTTTGTGGCCTACTTCAGGTCGCATTGTGCTCATGTAAATATTACGGGGAGAAATTTTCGCAGTGACCATAAACTGCTAGAAGGCATCTACACACGCCGTCAAGATCAAATTGACCGCATTGGTGAATTGCTACGCAGTTTGGATGAATACATGCCATGCGATATTTCAGAAGTAGTTGATATGAGCTTCATGCCCAAAGGTCCTATTGAAGGCACAGCCGATTCCTTGTTGTCACAAGTTGAAGAAGATTTAGAAGGCCTATTGGGTGACTTCAAAGATCTTATTGCCACAGCCGACGCAGAAGGTCTGGACGAAATAGCCAACTATGCACAAGATCAAGCCTTGGACATTGAAAAGAGTCTTTGGATGTTGCGAGTCACACTGGAATGAGCGAATTGTCTGTGATCAGCAATATACCTGCTGAAAAGGCCAGTCTGGACCTGCATGTGGATCTATGTGCTGAACGCTATGGGCAGTTAATTGCCAAATTTGATGAAGTTGATGGCCGCCTGGCCGAACTGACTCAATTGGTAGCAGAAATCAAAACATCAGTAAATCGTATTACCACTTCAACCCAGGCCACTTATCTCAAGTGGTCAGGATTCATTATAGTGACCCTGTTGGGCATAGTGATACATTACGCTGTCAAGTGAGGCTTGACCCTGCAAAAACCTCTTTGGAATAAGGTCGCTGACGAGAAACGGCAAAAATTATCAGCTCAGGGCTTGACCCTCGTGTGCCGTTGACCTAGTATTTAATCAAACGCACCCATCACATTGCTTTGATCCACCACAAAGTATTCCTGTTTGTCGTGTTCAAAACGGCCCACACGCGACCAATCAACTAGGATCTCTTGTCCTACTACCACATCAATATCAATTCGAGGTCCTACACTGGCAACCCTAGCACGAGGATATTCATCTGTGTGTTTCAACACAATGCCTGTGCTGGTGGTTAGGTCTTGTTCTTGTTTGGTTATTATCAGTCTTGTTCCTGTTGCTTGTATCATATTATATCCTTGTTATAATTACGGGTTTGTCAATTTCAAATGTAGTAGTGCTCAATCGCTTGTAGCAACTACTACCACGCACGGTGTAGCCTGCCGCACGGTGTAGTTCTAGAAAGGTATCTTGTTCGCCACGCACTGTGCTACTAAAGATAACTTTTATATCGCAGGCCTGAGCCCACACTTCCCACATACGGATCATTTGGGCACACAGGAATATCCTGTTTCTGGCACTGAGTTGTTGATCAATATGTGCTATTTTGATACTGACCATTTCTTCCTTTGACCAAGGAGCATATTGGTTTCGCACAGCCCAGGTATAGGCCAACAGGCTACCTGTGGCAGGATTGCGAGCCACACTTAGCAATTCCATCTTGGGATTGTAAAATTGGTTCACAGTGGCCATCATGATGTTGCGTTGATATTCAATAGGATCATTGGTAAAGATTTGGTCTGTCTCCTTACCAAAATCCACAAGAGCCATGTCTGTAATGTCCTGTGCGTCTGTGCCTGCGGCCGGAGCCCAACGCCAAGGGTCAGCCACTGTGTGTGCATACTTAGCTAAATCTATGTTTTTGACTATTTTCATTGGTCCAATCCCAAACGGGTCCTTTTCTTTTTTTGTGCTACACTACGCCATCCGGCACTCATGGCCGCACCCTGCATCTTGGCGTGTTCAATACGGGTGATCACAACCGCATTGTCTCGTGTCCAAGGTGTTGACCAATCTCTACGAGTCATACAGTAATCACCACGCTCACGACCACGATTGTGCCATAGGTCACCCCATAGTTCACGCCAGTCATCAAAGGATAAATCCCATTGTTCACCACGCCACTGTGCTTGGTTTTTTTGTTGTCCCCACACCTTCCATTGTTGATGTAGCACAGGGTCTGGTCCTATCTTCCATATCTGTGGTCGCGGTCCTTTTGCCGCAGGTCTCTTATGTGGTCTTACCATAGTTGGTCCCCGCTTCAAATAGTTGTCCAAACACAGTTTCAGTTTCAAATGATCGCTCATTGGCTTCAACCAAGCGAGCCAGTTCCTCATCGTTCTCACAGCGATAGATCAAGCGTGCCTTGCCATCTGCTGATACCACAGGAATACCTCGTTTGGTTGTTTTTTTGGTGCGTTTAAGGCCTGTATAAACACCATAAGGATAGGGATCAGCCACTATGTGATTCCATCCTGATCGTTTGAAATTGGTGTAGGCCGGATCCACTGTCATTTCATGTTGTGTGCCATCTGCTAGACTCACAAACACCATACGCCAAAAGCGTCCGCCATTGAGATGGCTAATGCTTTCTTGACAGTCTACCAATATGTATTGATCGCTCATTGCATGTCCTTTCTAATCTATGCTTTTATTTACCACAGAGATTTATTTACGGCAATTTATCTTCTCAATTCAGGATGTCTGCGTTGTAGTTCTACAGCAAACATGGTGGCCATACCTGTGTCAGTGAAATTACTCACACACCATCGTAGGTAATCCTCTGGTAAATCCTTAAGGAAATAACCCTTATACCGGCCATAAGGCATCTTGGTTAATTCATATTCGTTGTATCTCATAGCATTATATTAGCACATTTAGAGATCTCTAACGAGATCTATTGAGCAACTTCGTAGCTCAATGCGTTCTTTTTATTACTTAGAGATCATTTGACAGATAGATTGATCAGAGTGCCACTATCCGAAGTAGTGGCATATCTTTGACGAGTGAGTTGCTCTGTCGTTACCAGCAGGTGTTTATCAAGTATTCGAAGTATTGCTTGGGCTCAACGCTTACCCAGACCTGCCGTGACTTTTAAGAGAACATCTCAGTGGCTGTTTGTTCTCATAGCAATAGTAATCTTCTAACCATTCCGATCACGCAAATCGTCATCCATTCGTCAGGGTTCTCAACTAGTAGGACTATTCTTTCAGGCTACTCTTCAGTAGTGCGTAAAAGCCACCGGACAGATACCGGCGAATTGGATGCTGTGCGAGGCCTCAGTATGCTCCACAAGATTCTCCAGCACAATTAGTATTCGGCGTGCCAACCTTTCTGTATGATACATCTCCACAAGTATTTACCACGCAAACAAAATAACCTAAAGAAAAACCCCCTAGATGGCTTAATAACTAGGGGGTTTGGTTTGCCGTTTTATTGAAAGTTGGAGACTTAAACAGAAAGGCGGGTGTAGGGGCTATGGAAAAAAAGGATAGCGTTATGACCACGCAGTTCAGTATCCACTGTTTAGGATACCTACGAGCCAAGGCCCCTACGCAAGTATTTAGTCAAGCATCGCCAAACCAGTAGAATTGCGGAGCAATTTCACCTCTAAGTCCACGACAACATACCAACAACAAGGCCCGCAAATACCAATCATCCGTCACAGGTTCTGCTTCTGTGGCACGCCAAGTCAAGCCGGTTTCCCATTCATCTAAAATTTCATCCATTACATCCTCAGGAGTGTCCGCAAGTATTTCATCAGCGGTCTCTTTTACAATGGCCAAGTTGGCACGGTTCACAAAGAACGGTGCTACAGGACCCAACTGTTGTAAATTGACGACAACCATATACAAGTATTTAAGTGTTGTGAAAAAACAACAGCCAGAGTTTGACACAAAATGCCCCATTTGCTATACTAATAAAACTTAAACAAGTCGAGAAAGGTAGCAAAATGAATACATTGAAAAAGTTCAAAGACTGTTACAACTTAACCTGGTATAACGAGCATAACGAATGCCTGGACTGTTTGGATGCATTTCAAGAAGGCACTTACTTTTTCCCAACCATCCTAGAAGCACAAGCCTGGGCTGTGAAAAACTTATCTGATGATGAGTTCAAAACACATCGTATCACGACTGTTGCCAAAGACTATTTGGAGGCAGTAGAATAGTGTGGCGTAAACGCAACACGGGCCAATTGACACAAATTGGCCCATTTAGTATACTATAGACTGTTAAACAAGCAAAGAAAGGTAGCACAAGATGACTTATCGCGTAGAAAATGGTAGAGTGGTAAAGAAATCCAAGAAAGCCAAGGTAGTAGCCAGTGACTTAAAGGGCTACAAGCCAGATGCTGGCCTTAACAGTGCCGAAGGTCTGAACCATTACTGGTTTTCAGTCACCGAACTGGTGGCAGAAATCAGCAAGTCCATGGGCTGTAGAGGCTACGACATGGCAGGCCAGACCTATGTAGAAGTTAATGCCACTGTGGACATCATGGACCAAGAAGGCCGCGATCATCTGGCTCCCCAGCAGAAGTCAGGCTACTATGCCACTTTTAGGTTTACACCTGCCCAGCTGGCAGAAATGGCTGGAGAAATCAACAAGGGTGCCCAGTGTGTTCGCGTCACAGGCCGTCCAGCAGAAGTAGAGACTACCCAGCAGGGCGAACGCTTCAGGATCATAGCAGTAGATTCCAGCTGGAGTGCGGGTAATCACGCAGGACACATGGTCTATATGGTCATGACCTCCGGGGAAATGATCCAGACCGACAGCACACGAGTGGCCGCAGAATTCCTGCGTATCGCCCAGGATGCTGTGGCTAGACAAGCACAAGGCACTGAAGGTGTGGCGTAAAAGCCACACTTGATCGGCCCAGATTGACCCGAAATGACTCCTGCGTTATACTAGCATTACAGTATAGCAAAGGAGCCACCATATGAACATAGCATTTACTAACCATGCCCTAGATCGTGTGCAAGCTAGACTAGGCATTAGACCTCGAACAGGACAGATTATGAATATTAAAGGTGCATTCCGCCATCACCGCACCTACTGGGACCATAGACTAGGCCAGGTGGTTCAGAGCTGGTATTGCCCAGAAGAACGAGTGGTGTTTATCGTAGCAGACGAACCAGGTGCTAATGGTGCTCACGCGGTGATTACCGTGCTGACCCAGGGTCCTGTAGTAGATGCTGTTTATTATCAGGCCAGCCAGGAGGTAGCCGCATGAAGCGTGGAGATCGTTTTAGCCGTAAAGAATGGGATCAAGTGATCAATCATATACAATTGATGTCGCCCATAGAACTTAAGAAATTACATATCCAGCAGTGCCGTGCGGCCCAGCGTGATATACCTGAGTTGGCTGAGCAGATACAACCTATCTTGGACAAGCTTCGCACAGAATTACGAACCCTAAAATTGGAGGCAGTCAAATGAAACATACATTTACTGGTTGGAAAACCTTTGTGATCAAGCAACAGTTTGTGATAGAAGCAGACACAGCTGAACAAGCTCGCGAGCTGTTATGGGAGCAAGAATCCAACTATGAACTGGATCAACACTGGTTGGATTACAACACAAACCGTATCAAGAGTGATGATGTGCCAGAATTTTATGATCAAAATGACAACCCAGTGGAGGCAGTAGAATGAAATACACAGTTAGAAGTTATGTTGCAGTAGAAATTCAAGTAGAAGCTGAATCAGCTTACTGGGCAGAAGAACTAGCCAGCAAACAAATCCATCAAGCCCTACAGCCCATTTCGGACTACGACTATCTTGAAGATGCCAATATCTATGGCCCAGATGGTGAAGAAATAGATCGCGATGCGGAATTTGAGGATCTATAATGAACTTGGCAAAAACAATTGACTTGTTGGCGTCGTAAGTGTATACTATAAACTGTTAAACAAAAAGGAATAGCAGATGGACTATTATTACCAAGCATATTATTGGACAGAAAGAAAACACAAAACCACTGGTAAAATCTTAAGCAAGGGCTGGCAACCCTATGCTGAATACGACACAGAAGAATCAGCACGAGAGGATTTGGCCAATGATAAAATGCACCACCCAAATTTGGAACTAAAACTGGTCAAAAAGGGTTGTGAAGTGCTGTTTAACGATGCACCAGAAAAGGAATTAAGAATCCATGAACTTTGAACAGCTCAAACTTCAGATCCATATGCGTGGCCTATATGAGCGTCTGGGTGCAATGGATGCGGAGTTGATGATTCTAGACGCCTTTGCAAAAGAGCAGGCCAGGCACGAACGAATTCGTCAGCTTGAAGCGGCCAAGCGTAGTCACGCTGACCCAGTATAGCCCAGGAGCCTTTGCGATACCACCAAACGGTGCTACGAAATTTGCGATAATTCTTTTTTACAGGTGGCATAGTTAAATAGTTATCCAATCTGGAGAAAACAATGAATCAATTTACCAACGGTCCAGGGCCCGTCCGTATGCCCAACAGAAAAACTGTGCCTAACCCCAGTCCTATTCCTATCCGTCAACCACCGGGATAAAAGCGTCAAAAACACAGCAGTTCACACGGCTCACGGAATCCTTTTCATAAATATCTAATATGAAACAAGCTGAATCCAATCGTTATCGAGTCAAAGCACCCACCCGAGGCGGTGCCAGACCCGGTGCGGGCCGTCCCAAGGGTTCGACCACCAAGCTGACTCTTGAAGATCTGCTTGAACAGGTTGAACACCACACAGGCCGAACCTTTGCTGAACAGGTGGCCATCAGTTATGCCAGTGCCATCAACCGTGCGGACCATGCCGGCGTAAGAGATTATGAAAAGATCTTGCTGGGCAAGCTGGTGGCGGACCGCTCAGAAGTGACCACTGTGACCACCGAGTCCGACGCTGAGGCCAAGGCCGCGGTGTTCCAAGAAGCCATAGCTAAACTGGCCAGTTTGTCTGACAAAGCTAAATAATAATATGCCCCTAATTAAATCAACCAGCAAAAAAGCATTCCAAAAGAATGTCAGCAAAGAAATAGCCGCAGGCAAGCCACCCAAGCAGGCAGTGGCCATTGCCTACAGTGAAAAGCGTAGTGCGGCCCGTAAAGGTTCTAAGAAAAAATGAAACTCAAGATGACACAGGTCAAACCAGTGACCAAGTCTGCACCCAAGCCCGAGCGTATGAAGAATGATACCAATTGGGAAGAGATGTTGGACCGTGGCAATGCCCGCATTAAAGAAATGAAACAACACGGTGGCGGTGTGCGTTATCCAGCCAGTCACAGTAGTCACATTGCCGAAATGGGTTCAGCCTATGAAAGCAATACAGTAAGCACAGGTAAGCAAACCGCTTATCATCCAGTAGTAACCGCCGCCCGTGCACCAGCACTAAAAGGAAAATAAGAATGAAACCAGAAAATATGAAAACTGTTACCCGCAGTGCTACCAACATTGATCAAATGGGTGATCGTAAATTACAGTCATCAGGTATGGACAATGACAGCCGTATCAAGACTACCAATACCAAATACTCAGGCAACCAACACGGTGGCAAGGCCGGTGGCAACTATGGACGCGGTCCAACAGTTGGCAACAATGGCACCATCTCTGGTAAGAAAGGTCCTGTGTATAGTGCAGTGCCTGACTTCAAGAAGCATATGGGCCCAAGTGATTCAATCAACTTTGGCAAGCAAGAACGCACACCAGGCGGCACTCGTAGCTTTGCTCCTAGTGCAACAGAAAACTACAAGGGCAACTTTGATATGATCAATGCCGGCCGTGGTCCAACCAAAGGGAATAGTCAATAATGGCAACTACAAAGAATCCACAAAGCAAGAGCATCAACCAAAAGCAAGGTCCTCGTGTGGGCAATGGCTTTTCGGACGGCACCAAGCGGGCTGACTTCATTAAAGAAAAGTCAGGTCCATGGAGAACAGAATTGGCCGACATGGTCATGAACGCACTCACAGCTCGTGGTGATGGTATGAAGCCACATATCGAAATGGATGTTGAAGGCCTACACGCTGACACAGGTCCTAAACGCAATCCCACAGCCGGTGGCACAAAGTATAATGTGCGAACCAAAGCTCCAGGCAAGATAACACGCTGATATGAGTATGGCCTTTGGCAACCTGCCCGCACAGCCCCCTGTGCCACAGGGATTTCAAATGCCCAGACCAGGCCAACAGGCCGCACCCGTGACACCAGCTCAACAGGCTCGTATGGATTTTGTTAATCCTCAGATGAGCAGTCAACAGATCCATCCCATGTCGCATGGTGGTGCCATGACTCCTTATCAGAGTTTTTTCATGCCCTTGCCAGCACAGGCACAGGCTCGTGGCATAATGACAATGCAAAGCCAGCCCATGCCTTATCGTAATACAACAGGTGCATCGACACCGGTCAACATGCAGGCCTTGACCAATAGCCTGATGGCCGGTCAGCGTCACTAAATAGCAGTATACAAGCAGTTACTCCTGTTAGGAGTTTGAAGTATAGAGTAGACAAGCAAAGGAAAAACTCAAATGGTTAAGAAAACCTCAACCCCCGAATCAAACCCATGGGCAGATGAACCTGCCTTTTCAGCACAGGAACCTGTGGTGACACCACCATTGGTCCAACCCGCAGTAGAACAGTATCAAGTAGAATTTGATCTGGAAGGTCTCATGACCGACTTCCCTACTGCCAAAGAACTAGAACGCTTTGTGTATGACCAAAAGGGCATTGTGTTGAATCTCAAAGGCCGTGCCAACAAGTTAAAGTATCAGATCGCAATGGATGCTCTTAATGGCCGCACCGTCGGTCCAGAATTCCTGGGCGGTGACAATCCTTATGTGGATCGCACTGAAATGGTTCCGCAAGAAGAACTACGCCCTGTGCCAGCCCGTGATCCCAGCTTGCCTGCGGCAGATCAATTGCAAAATGCCTTTGTGTGCAGAACTATTCCGCACAGTGATCCAGAGTATCTCAACACAGGCCGCAAGGTAGACTGTGTGTTCCGCAAGTATCAAAAAGGTATGATCAGCTATGAGATCACAGGTCCAGTAGACATCCGTCCGCACGGTGAAAAGATTGACAAGTTTGGTCGTATGCGTCCTGAAATCCTCAAATGGGTTGACCCCCGCACAGGCGAGCAAGTGGTAGTTCGCAAGGACGGCACCTTGACTCCAATTGGTCGTAATCTCAAAAGCATCATGCAGAAAATGCCTGTGAACAAGAGTGATCAATGGGCTGTTTGGATTGATCGTGACTATGCTGTCAGTGAAGGTGCAGGCCTGAACAATCCATGGGACACAGCCAGTGAATAATCCTGCGGCCCGTGATGGTGTAATCAATCAAGCCATTGAAGCTCGTCGTGCTGATGAAACTAAAATAATGCAAAAGGTCAACGCAGTGTATCGCGAGGCCTTTCAAGAAAAGTTCCCTGGGCAGTGCGAGCACATAATGCGACTCATTGCAGAACGCCTGCAACATGGTCTACGCAAGGATTCGGCTGTGGAATTGTCAGCCGGTGAAATATGCTATCTGGCCCGTGCTCTCAATGCCATTTATGATATACATTGTGACCTAAGGCAGGACTAATGCTGGATTCAGGCGTGCTTATGCGTCGTGCGGTGCGTTGGAGCCTGGACCAACACGGTCTTACTCCAGCGGATCTTGCCTGCGTTGATTCTGATACCAGACTCAAGTTCCAGGACATGGCCATTGCCATTAGTGATGACATGCAGTATAATCAACTTAAATACTTCAGACCATTTGAACACCAAAGGAGATTTTTTGAAACGGCTCATTCTGATCGCAGAGGAATACTTGCGGCGAATCGTATTGGCAAAACGGTATCAACCTGTTATGAAACAGCTTGCCATCTTACTGGTCAGTATCCTGATTGGTGGCGTGGTCATAGGTTTGATAAGCCCATTACAGCCATGGTGGCTGGCGAAGGTTGGAGCCAGGTCGCAATGGTGCTACAGAATGAACTGTTAGGAACACAAGATGTCAAGATCCGCGATGCTATTGGAACTGGTGCTATCCCCCGTGATTGCATTATTCTGGACACTATGCGTAACGATGGCTCTAATTGTATGGGCGTTGAGATCCGTCACAAGTCTGGCGGTAAGAGCTACCTTATTTTTGCTAACTATACTCAAGAGGTTAGGCAAATGCAAGGATTCAAACTCAACCTGGCCGTTTTTGACGAACAACCACCAGATGACTTTTTCAGTGAAATTGTTACGCGGACTGCTACTACACAAGGACAGATCCTTTGTAGTTTTACACCACTCAAAGGACTCAACGGATTAGTATCAAAATTCTGGAACAGAGAAGAGGGTTACGATTTCATAAGAGTCGCTTGGGACGATGTTCCAGAATACGATCCTTGGGGCGAACCGTTTCTACTCAAAAGCACAAGAGCTCAACTAGAACGCGATTACTTGCCGCACGAAAGAGAGGCCCGCATCGCTGGCAAGCCCGTCATGGGTCAAGGAGCTGTGTTTCAAATACGCTCTTGGCCTACCTACAGGACTGGCGATTACGACTTCCGTAGCATGAACAACATCTACAGGATCATAGCACTTGACCTGGGCTTGGTAAATGACAGAACTGTGATTAGCTTGATGTATTGGAATCCGCAAGAGCGTGAAGCTTGGTTACACCGTCAGATCTGTGTGTCGGGTATAGAAGAAGCCAATCCTACCAATTACATCAGTCATCTCATGCGTCCTGAAGTGTTTGGCACACCCATTGTGCTACCGCCTGATGGTGGCACAGCGGGCCGCTATACCATGAGTGCTCTCAGCATAAGAGAATTATTCGAACAGTATGAATTGAATGTGTGGCCCAAGCCCATAATGAATCCACCAGATGATCAAGGCAGGACTACCAATCACAAGGCCTATGGCATCAATGTCATGCGGCAAATGCTGGAAGCCGGCACCCTACACATAAACGAAAACTGTGTGGACTTCCTACGCGAAGCACAAAATTACTATGTGGATCCACAGGGTCGTTTCAGTGATCCTGATGATACCATAGACTCGGCCCGCTACGCCTTGTTGGGTTGCCTAAATGACATTGCAGAACCATGGGACAACCGCACACCACAACAACGACTAGCCAGTTATCGTGATCGCATTGTGCGTCCTGAACCCAAATCAAGCGAGTGGAAAAAGACTTACAATCCCAGCTGATCATCCGGCCTTACTAAATACACTATCATAAAGGTCTCTTATACATGTTGAATATTCGCAATCGGGTCATTAGCCAACTAAACACAACCAATGCTCAAATGGCAAGGTTTGTTAAACTGAAAGGTCAGTTGGATACCAAATGTGCCAGCTTCCTGCGTTATCTAGGAACCAAAAATGCTGTAAACAGAGCCAGCGATTATCATTATTTGATGTTGCCAGTGGTAGACTCTACAGCTCCGGTAAATGGCATTGATTACATACACCCTGTGGTCAAACCTGCGGTAGACTATGTGACCGCAGTTATCAATAAAGGACTTGCTCCTAATGGTGAAATTAATTTTGAATTTGTGGAAGACACTGACGCAGATGATGTGGCCGCTCGTCAGTCCACTGAAATGGTTAGTAGGATTATAAACGAAGAAAACGATCCGCATTTTATTCTACAGCGTTGGATCATGGATGCCGCTATGCACAAGAACGGTATGCTTATGGTGTTACCACAGCGTGAACAGATTGTGCGTTATGTAGAAACACAAGGCACAGCGGACCAACTCAAGGCCTTTGAACAACAGGCCATAGATGGTGGACTTACACCCTTACGCCAAAGCCGTCGTCGTGTGCGTGTGGACCTGGAACAAGTGGCCCGAGAAACTGTTGAATTTGCACAGGGCTTGCCAGGAGCACAACACGAAGAAAACCTACGCACACGCCTTAGCAATGCTGAAGCCAAATTAAACAATCCTGACGCCGAAGATGAAGAGCCTGGCAATATGGAATTGGAATCAGCTGAAGATGAAATCACAGCCAGTATCAATCGTAACACAATTTATAGTGCCAAATATAAACTGACTGGCTACAGTTTGAAAATCAAATTCCGTAACATTGCACAACACTATTGGATCTGTGATCCCACTGTGCAAGAAATGAAAGACCAAGTGTTTTGCGGATTCTATGATCCCATGAGTATCCAAGAAGCTGTTCACTTGTATCCAGATCTCAATGATCATTTGGAGGAGTTCCGTGAATTTGCTGAATACAATCAAAACGGTGCTTACCAAGCAGGCTCAGTGCTCAACAACCTGGCCATCCATGCCAGAGACAGTGTGCCTGTGCAAGGTATGCCTATAAATTCGGGTGTAGGTGCAGATCCTGATTCGCGTCAAGTTACTATTCTAACAGTTTGGGACAAGTATGACATTGATGGTGATGGTGAAATGGAACTGTGCGAAATAGTATTCTCAGGTAGTTACATCCTCAGTGCCAAAGAAGTAGAATTTGTTCCTGTGGCCAATATGTGTCCAAAACCCCTACCAGGCAATTTCTACGGTATGAGTGTGGCCGAATCAGTGATATCCATACAAGAGTATTGCACAGCCGCAAGTCGTGCAGAAATCATGTTGGGACTTCAAAGTGCTACACCTCGCTTGGGTGTCAAACCTGACAAGGTCGATTTTGAAATGTTGCAAGATGGTGAATGTGCCATATTTGTTTTGGATGCCAAGTTTGATCCGGCAACTGATGTGTATTCAATGCCAGGACCCAGTGGTAATTTGGCTTTTATTGACAACGCAATGACTCGTATGCAACAGGACACACAGGCACTTATTGGTATGACACAGCCAGGCGATGTATTCAATCCAGAAGTAATGAGTGCAGGCAATTCAGGCGAAAAATTAGCAATGGCCTTGGGCCCAAATCAAATCATACAGGATAACTGTGTGCGTAACTCAGCAGATGGACTCAAAGAAGCCATTTGGTTGGTATGGAGAACCTTGATACAGTATGGCGATGACTATGGTGTGCGTAAATTGGCACAGATGTTTCATCCAGAAAAGAAACCTGTGTTCCTGGACTACCAGGCTTGGGATGATATGAACTTCTGTGAGCGTAAACAGATCCATATTGAATTGGCGTTAGGTATGTTGAGCGAAGAAAACCGTGTGGCACGCCAACAGGCTATTATTCAAGCACAAACTGGCCTGTATCAAACCACACAAACCATGGTTGCCGCTGGCACAATGACTCCAGAAATGTTTACCAAGGTCAAAAAGCCCTATGCAGAGATTCTATACACACTAGGTATCAAAGATTGCAACAGTTACTTGCCTACAGACGAAGAAGTGCTACAGATGATCCAACAGGCACAGGAAGCCGCCAAGAGCCGTCAACCAAGCCCAACAGAACAAAAAGATATCAGTAGTGCCAAGTTAAATGATGCCAAGACTCAAGAAGTATTAAGTAACATTGATGGCACAAGTGCAGAAAAACAACTGGACTATATGAGCCAGGCACAAGGTGATCCGAAAGTTTACAACTAATGATTAGCAACGAAGCCATAGACGCATTCAACAGTCGTTTGACTGTGACTTTGAATAGTATAAAGACCATGAGACCCAGTCAATTGGACTCGGTCAAAGCACAAGGCAGTAATGCAGAAGCATTATTGAAAAATAGAGATTTGGCCTTGTTTGTGCACCAGTTCAAATTTGAACTAGCAGATGCATTAACAGGCATAACCGGCCATACGGAACAGGACAACAACCACCGTATCGCATTGAGCAATCAATTGGCCGGCATAGAAGGTTTCATTCAGTCATTGCATAGGGCAGTGCATATGAAAAACAAGGTGGTAACCCAGCAAGCTGGGCCCGTCTCAACACAAAAGGAAGACTTAAATGTCAGAACAACTTATCAAGCCTAATGCTCCCGAGAGCACGGCCAATGATACAACGGTAGCACCAGAATCAGACCAAGGTATCTTTGCCAAGATGGCCGCTATGCGGGAAACCACACAGCGTAACCTAATGCGTGCCTCTGAATCCGCTACAACAGGTGAATCAACTGAGGCAAATGTTGAATCCCCTGTGGATCCCAGCGAACCAAAAATCACATCGCCTAACGACGCGAATATTGACCTCTACGAATCCGAGGAGCCCCAGGAAGAATCTGCTGAATCTGCAGAAGAACCGGTAAGCGAATCACCAGATACGGAATCTACGCAAGATGACTTAATTGATTTTATTGAATTTGCAGACACAAACCCTAACGCCAAGTTTAAGTTTGTTCGCAACGGTAAAGAAATGATCATTGATGCCAAGAGAGCGGCCAGTATCCTAGGACAAGGTGGTGCGATACACGAAGAAGCAAGACAGTTAAAGATCGAGCGTGCCGAGTTTGATGAATATCTCAAAGAACAACGAGCACAACAAGAAGGTCTTACACTGGCAATGGAATTTACAGTCCAACCACAGCTACAACGAGCCTACGATGAGATTATCAAGACTCAAGGGTATCAATCAACTTTTCAACAACAATTGGCACAAACTACGGATCCAGCCCAAAAGGCCCGTATCCAAGCCAGTATGCAACAGAATGAGCGTTACATACAACAACAAAGTGAAACGATTAATACACTCAAACCCAACATTGATGAATTCAAACGGGTGCGTAGCCAACAAGTGCAACAAGTTTTAGAAAAGAACCGCAAGTCATTCACAGATAAAGAGTTGAAAAACGAATATGTGTTCAATGAATTGCGTGAGAAGCTTGGTAAAACTTGGAAACAAAGTTCGGACGAACTAGTTCCTGGTATTAAGAATATTGACCTAATCTCTGCAGATGAAACCTTGTTTGGTTTGATCAGAGACGGCCTCAAATATAGAGATAGACCCACTACCAAACAGGCTGGCAACAGTATTGCCGCCCTGACCAAGCGTAGCGGCAATCCATCCAGTGCTAATACCCGCGGCCAAGAAGACAATATTAGTCGACTTCGTGAACAAGCCAAGGGCGGCGACAAAAAAGCCGCAGACAATCTGTTAATGGCCCAACTAAGTAAACTTAGGGCGACCAGAACAGGTCGTTGAAAATAGCTTAATTTAAGGAAAATATAATGAGCACAATATCAACATCGTCAATTGGTAACGGTCTGAATACGAATGGTTATTCCACAGATATCGTTGTCAAAGACTTAGACTTAGATGTATCCAATCGTGTTAAAGATGACACACCTGTTTTGAACATGTGTATGACAAAGAAGCGTAAAGTTAATTCTACAGCTCCTTTGTGGACCAACGACATCTATCGTTTGCCTGCTATCCAAGCCTGGCAAGAAGGTGCCGCTGTCAACAGTGACAATGCAGAAAACAATCAGCGTTACAACTTGGCTAACTACACACAGATTTTCACAACCACGATCGCCGCTACTGGCACAGCTCGTGCTGTTATGCAGTCTGGAGGGGACCCGCAAAGTTATCAGGAGGTAAAACAGCTGATTGAAATGATGTTTGATGTGGAACAGCAATTGGTTCGTAACGACCAAGTTGGCACACAGTATGCTGGCCAAGCTGGAACAGGCGACACAACTCCTCAAGGTGCCAGTGGCACATATTGGGCAAATACAACACCAAGTAAATCTGGTCGTCGTATGGGTTCATTGAGCAGTTATGCTGGCACACAAAGTTTCAACACAACAAGTGGTAATGTTGCTAACATCAGCACCTGGACCAACAGCACATCAAGCGATGTGGCAACAGAAAGTGCTGGTAACTTGTATATCAATGCCAATGGAACACAGTTCTACACAGGCACATTTACGAACCAAGCGTTCAGTCCAATTACCTACAAGCAATTGGTAACTACAGCTGAACAGCGTTACAACGCAAAAGTTCGCACAATGGTTGCTCCAACAAGTCTCCGCACAAACATCAGTGACTTGATTGGCACAAGTAATACCAACATCAACCGTCGTAATGTCGAGCGTGGCGATACCATTCAGACTTATGAAGGCGATTTCAACTACACATATGAAATTTTTGATAGTTGGATCATGGATCAAAGTGGTGTAAGCAACAGTATCTACTTCTTAAATGAGGAGGTCCTTCAGTGGGGAAGCCTGCGTGATTTAGGTCCTAACCAGGAAGTGTTCAGTAATGCTGACGCTAGTTTAGATCAATTCATTATGGAAGGTTGCCTTGTGGTGCGTAACCCAGCAGGCGTAGCGATGTTAAATCAAATCACTACATCTAATGGTTCTAACTCACCTTCAGCACCGCGTCCTAGTGCCTTGGTTAAACGAGCCGCTAACACATACTAATTTTATTAGTATTGAATTAGAAAAGCCCACTTCGGTGGGCTTTTTTATGACCTGTAAGCACTACAGGTGCTTCGCAAACTCCATATCTTGTTTTTGATCTGTCTATAGTTGTCTGAATCAGCAGAAGCGGTCATCAGACCTTTTTCTAACAGGCCCATTTGATATGAAGCATAACGACAGTCAGGTTCAATCCCGGCCAAGTTTGGCGTGGCTACTGGCACAGTCTGGGTGGCACAACCAACCAACAGCAAAAGCATAGCAAGTGATTTCATAAAACTAGTATACACTAAATCCGTCTAGTTCGCAAGCCTTTTAGAGTCCAAGCTAAATAATGCTATGAACCCAAATCCTAATTCAAATTACATAGACACCGATGATGTAGACCATAACATAGATTATCTCCGCCAAGACGCGGGTGGTATGATTACCAATCACAATGGTCTGGCAGATAAGTTGTTGCAAAACGACAAATTGTATAATTCAATGAAAGGTGATTGGACCCGAACTGATTGGAACGGTAGCAAAAACATTTTGATTACTACTGGTCGTAAAGATGGCAAGTTTTACATCACAAGAGAACAGTTCAATGTGGATAAAATCCGCCAAAGAGCACAGGAATATCGTCGAGATGCAGAAGCAGGTATTCCGGATCCCTTGGCACCCTTGATGCCGGATGGTAAACTTGGTTGGAAATGGATGGATTTACCAGATGTAATCGCTATCCGTATAAGTGATGATTATTTTGGTGGTATGCCATGGGGTATCATCAAACACGACAAAACACTCAAAGCACAGTTCTATCGTGTAGTGCAAAGAGAATATCCAGCGTTTATAACTTATCCAGGTGGCAAGTTGCCCATACCTGTGGATGTTCCTTATCCAGCGAAAATGGGCGAAGCAAAATTTTTCAAAGGAAATTAAATGGCCTATATTATACCAGATGCAGATTCACTGGTAACTTATCTCAAGGATTTTACTGGATCAGACGACGATAACGAAATCAAACAGTGCATATTCCAAGCTGAATTGGCTATGCGTAACATTGAGTTACCGGCACTGAGAACCAATCCATACGAAACATTTGGAACTGTAGGTGCCAACCAATTGATGCCTATTCCATCTGATATGAACAAGCCTATCTTGTTTTTTTTACAAGGACAAAATGGTGCACCAAACAACACAGGTCCTTGGGTAGTGTATGATCGTATCGGTGATAGAGATATTATCACGCAGGGACTTATTGCTCAATTGTATTTGAGTCCTGTGAATGTGCCGGCGGTTATCCGCGGCAAGTTTAGTGAAGTAGGTGAAAATTATCAATTCCTACCTTACCTGGCTGAAGGTGCTGTGTTGAACATGTATTACTACAAGGCTTGGACCTTGTTGTTTACACCTGTTTACACAGATAACATTATTTCAACCGTAGGTAATGTCAACACCATTGCTGGAACAGGCCCTTGGTCAGTTAATATTAATGGCATGACCACAACCACTGGTATTACAGTAGGTGATTTTATCACAGCTACAGATAATGTAGGTAGTTTAGGATATGAAAATACCGCAGTGGTAACTGAAATTCTTAGCTCATCAAGTCTGCAAGTTGAAATAAATGGCATAAACACACCAGTATTGGGATCCATTACTAATGTAATAGATGAATCTCCCACTCCGACGGTAGTTCAAACCAATCCTGTGTTACAGACCTGGCCAGAAGGTTATATCTATGGTGCTCTACATGAATACTATGTGAAACGACACAGTCCAGAAGATGCCGCAATGTATAAGACCAAATTTGACAATGCTTGGCAAACTGTAGAAAATCAAAACAATTTAGCCAAGTGGTCTGGTGGTAATACAAGATTGATCAGTGTATGGCAACCACGCCGTGATCGTCAATACTCAATCAAGTAAGGAACGAATTTAATGCCAATTGTGCCACCAACCAATAATACTAGTCTATACAGTGCTACACCTACGACTAATCAAGTAGTAAGGCCAAACAACAACACAGGTTTGTATAGTCAAGGCCAACCAACAATACCAACGGATCAAAACTTAAGTGTTCTTGGTAACATCGTAGCTGGCGGCACAATAAGTGCTGTTGGTAACATTACAGGTGGTAACTTAAACACCAATGGACAAGTTAATGCCAATGGTAATATAACCGGTGATAACATTTATACAGGTGGCGAAGTTAGTGCCACAGGTAACATTACAGGCAATTACATATTGGGTAATGTGGCCAATGCCACAGGATTTCATCCTGATAAGATTTTTAATGGCAATAGCGAAGCCAACATTGGCACACCCAATGGCAATTTGGCTGTTACTATCAATGGTGTCAGCAATGTCACTGTGTTTACAACTAGTGGACAAAGCACCACAGGCAATATTGCCGCTACAGGCAATATTTCTGGCAACTACTTATTGGCCAATATTTTTTATGCAACTGGATATAGTTCTAGTAAAATTTACAACGGCACCAGCGAAGCCAATATTGGTAGTTCAGGCGGTAACGCTAATATTTCAATTGGTGGAGTTAGTAATGTTGTAGTTGTATCAACCACAGGCGAATATGTAACAGGTGTTGTAAGTGCTACGGGCAATGTGCGTGGTGGCAACATCAACACAGCCGGAATAGTCAGTGCCGCTGGTGGTGCAGTGATAGGTGGCAATATATCAATAACTGGCAACATCACTGCCACTTCATTAAGCACCACAGGTAATATTACGGCCGCTGGTAACCTAAGTGCCGCATATCTATCAGGCGATGGTCGTAACCTAACCTTAAGCACCTATTCTGGTGCCCTTAATCCCAGCACAGTTTCTGCGGCAGGAACAATCTATGCCAAACTGTTGCAAACCACTGATGCACAGGGCAACATCGTTGGTGCCAATTATATCACAGCTAATTATTTTTCTGGTGATGGTAGTTTATTAACCAATGTTTCTGCTGGTGCTACACAATACATTGCCAATGGAACCAGTAATGTTAACATACCAGTGGCCAGTGGTAATATCACGGTTGGCGTTGCCGGAACCAGTAATGTGGCTGTGTTTGCTACATCTGGTATTTACACTCCTGGTGCGGTTAGTGCTACTGGAAACATAACAGGTGCTTATATCTTTGGTAATGGGTCACAACTTACAGGCCTACCTGCAACATATTCAAATGCCAATGTAACTTCGCTACTAGCGTCATATGGTTCAAACACAATCAGCACCACAGGAAATATTACTGCTGGTTATTTTGTTGGCAATGGCAGTCGATTGACCAGCTTGACTGGTGCCAATATAACAGGCACTGTGGCCAATGCCACCTATGCCACCTCAGCAGGCACAGCCACCTCAGCAACAACAGCCGCAACTGTAACCACAGCGGCACAACCTAACATTACCTCAGTAGGCACGCTGACCAGCATAACTTCTACTGGTAATATCAGCACAACCGGTAATATAACCGGTGCTTATCTATTTGGTAATGGCAGTCAGTTGACTGGCTTACCAGCTACCTATGCCAATAGTAATGTAACCACATTTTTGGCTTCGGGCACCAATGCTGGCAACATTATACCAAGTGGCAATGCTGTTTATAGTTTAGGTAATACTACCAATAGATTCAAAGACCTATATCTTAGCAATGCCACCTTGTATCTGGGTGGCACAGCCATTGCCACAACAGGTAATGCCTTAACAGTAGGCGGTAGTCCAGTTATTACCAGTGGTCAAAGCACTACTGGAACAATTATTACATCGGGTGACATAACAGGTGGTAACATCACTAGCACTGGAAATTTAAGTGTAACTGGCAACCTGTTTAGCGATGATATTACATCAACAGGTGTTACTGTGTATGGCGATCAAGTTATTACAGGTAACTTGACAGTTCAAGGCACTACAACAACAATTAATTCAAATGTCATTACAACCAATGACAAAAACATTACTGTTGCCAACAATCAAAGCACTGGTGCCAATGTGGATGGTGCAGGTTTAGACGCAGGTGGTGGCACTCCTATTGCTACTTGGCGGTATAATAATTTAACTACAAGTTGGCAAAGTAACATTGGTATTACTCCAAGTTCAAATGCTGTAGCAAGTCTAGGTGGCCCAAGTAATTATTGGGCAGGCATTTATGGCCAAACAGGGCAATTTGCAGGCAATGTAACAGCCGCATATCATATTGGCAATGGTTCAACCTTGTCAAGTATAACAGGTGCCAATGTTGTAGGAACCGTGGCCAATGCTACCTATGCTACCACAGCAGGCAGTGCTAGTTCAACTACCAATGCCGCACAGGCCAACTATGCCAACATAGCCAATAGTGTAAGTGGATCAAATGTGTCGGGTAGTGTAGCACAAGCCAATTATGCCAATACGGCCAATTCAGTCGCTGGTTCCAATGTTGTAGGCACAGTGGCCAATGCCACTTATGCGATCACAGCAGGATCAGTTACAAGTAGTGTAGCACAAGCCAATTATGCCAATATTGCCAACAGTGTTAGCGGTTCAAATGTAACAGGATCTGTAGCACAAGCTGATTATGCCAACACAGCCAATAGTGTTGCGGGTGCTAATGTTTCTGGAACTGTAGCCAATGCTACCTATGCCACATCGGCCGGAAGTGCTACCACAGCAGGCACAGTGACCACAGCGGCTCAGCCTAACATTACTAGTGTAGGCACGCTTACTAGTATAACCAGTAGTGGTAATATCAGCACAACAGGTAATATTACAGGTGCTTACCTATTTGGTAATGGTAGTCAAATAACTGGTTTACCAGCTTCATATTCAAATGCCAATGTAACTTCACTGTTGGCTAATTTTGGTAGTAACACAATCAGCACCACAGGTAATATCTCAGCTGGATATTATGTTGGTAATGGCAGTCAATTAACAGGCATAAGTGTAAACAATGTGGCACAGGCCAATTATGCCAATATTGCCAACAGTGTAAGCGGATCAAATGTAACAGGTAGTGTAGCACAAGCCAACTACGCTAACACAGCCAATAGTGTTGCAGGTGCTAATGTTACAGGCACTGTGGCCAATGCCACCTACGCATTAAACGCAAACGCATCGACATTTGCTGGCACAGTGACCACAGCGGCACAGCCAAATATAACCAGTATAGGAACGCTGACCAGTTTATCAAGCAGTGGCAATATCACAGCCAGTTATTTTATTGGTAATGGCAGTCAACTTACAGGTTTACCAGCAAACTATGGCAATAGTAATGTTACATCATTATTGGCTGGATTTGGATCCAATACCATATCAACCACAGGCAATATTTCAGGTGGAAATATCATAGCCAATGGCAGTTTGACAGTGGTCAATAACGCTGTATATGCTAATAGTTTTACCAACAATGGTAGTATACAAGTAGGTGCAATAAGCGGCGACACAAACATATGGCCATTAGCGGCTACTCAGGGCAATGTGGTCCTGGGATATGGTGTGCCATATGGCAATGTTAATTTTAACACCAATCTAAATCAACTGCTTGGCAACATTACCACAGTGGGCAATGTTTCAGCCACAGGCAATATCACAGGATCATATATCTTTGGTAATGGTAGTCAACTTACAGGCATTACAACAAGTTATAGCAATGCCAATGTTACTAGTTTATTAGCCGCATTTGGTTCAAACGCAATCAGCACCACAGGCAACATTACCGCAGGCATCCTTATTGGTAGCCACAGTGGTAACGGTGCGGCTCTAAGCAGTTTAACAGGTGCCAATGTGATAGGCACAGTGGCCAATGCCACCTATGCCACCTCGGCAGGCAGTGCTACCACAGCTACATCAGCAACCACAGCTGGCACAGTCACCACTAACGCACAACCAAACATTACTAGTGTTGGTATCCTAACAGCGGTAAACACATCAGGTGCTGTCAGTGCCACTGGTAACATTACTGGCGGCAATTTAATCATCAGTGGAGTCATAGTTGACCAAAGCGGTAACCTTGACTTACAATCAACAGCCACCAATGGCAATATCAATTTAATTCCTGCGGGAACAGGTATTGTAGCAACCACCGCCAATATTTCAGCTAGTTATTTTATTGGTAATGGATCACAATTAACAGGTATTACAGGATCTGGTAGCAACAGTTTTGCAACAATGAGTGCAAATGGCACCAGTATTGTTGCCACCAGTGGCACAGACACATTGACTTTTGTTGCAGGCACCAATGTAACTATTTTAGGCAATGCCACAGCCAAGTCAATAACTATAGCATCAACTGCCTCAGGTGGTGGATCAAGCGGATTTGAACAAACATTCTTACTAATGGGAGCATAAGATAAATGGCAACAACATACAAGGTTTTGGGACAATCAATCCCAAGTGCAACAACAGCAACAACATTATACACAGTGCCAGCCTCAACCAGCACAGTATGTTCTACTTTGACTGCATGTAATCAAGGTGCAAGCACAACTTATCGTGTGGCCATTAGACCAGCAGGTGCTACCTTGGCCACCAATCAATATATTGTGTATGACAGTGTGCTACAGGCCAATGACAGTGTGTTTTTGACCTTAGGCATAAGTCTTGCCGCCACAGATGTTGTGACCATATATTCTGGCACAGCCAATGTGAGTTTTAACCTGTTTGGCACAGAAATAGCATGAGTGTAAGATTTGCCGGAACCGCTAGTGGTCAGTCGCTGAGTAGAATCAGTGCCAACAACCAACGCAATCCAGGCGGGTTTACTACACCATTTTGGATCAGACCCAGTGATTGGCCTGCACTAGATCCAATCGTTAGCGGAACACAAAAAATACAGTGCTTGATTGCTGTAAGATCTGCGGCCAACAGTGCCGCTATGAGTATCCAAATTTCTGGTGCCTACACAGTGGATTGGGGTGATGGAACTTCTGCTAACTTTGCATCAGGTGCCACGGCCAGCAAAATATACGACTACAGCAGTAGTGGCCTAGGTCCAGTGACCAGCCAGGGATTTAAGACAGCCATCTTGACCATTACTCCACAAAGTGGTCAAAATATTACCTCAGTGAGTTTGTTTTTGATCAACCCATCGCTTCCATCAAGCATAGCCAACTATGCACCCATTATAGAATTGTATGGCAATGCTCCAAACATGACTACATTTACCAATGGTGAAGGTTCAGTTAAGAGTGCTGGTGGTGCGATACAACATCTGGCCTGGGGTCTGGGAACTGTAAGTGATGGTTTTAGAGATTTTTATTCAATGGCTCAAGCAGATTTTCCTCTTGGTCAGTCTGCACCAAGTGGTGGAAAATTCTTTGACAACTGTTATTCTTTGCAGAATATCAGTGGTATAGTATCATTACCAAACTTGTCAGCACAATTTCGTAACTGTAAAAGTCTAGCAGTCATGCCCAGTATGACCTTGAACACAGCGTCCATTGCTGGAACACAAGGATTTTTTACTTGTAACTTGAATGATGGATTAGTTTTTCCAGGCAATGCCAAACCCTCAGGCACAATGAACAATATGTTCAACGGAAATAGAAATCTCAGAACATTTCCAGATACACTTGACATGTCTCTTGTGACCAATACAGACAACATGTTCAACGGCACTGGAATCAAAAAGTTCATAAACAGCAACATGAGCAATGTGACATCAGCATTTCAAATGTTCAACAGTTGCACCAATTTGCAGTATGTGGCCAATTTGACTACACCAGCCCTGACCTCAGCAGGCAGTATGTTCAACGGCTGTATTTCATTGCAACAAGGCCCAGGAGCAAACATGGCTTTGGTCACAGATGCAACCAGTATGTTTAGTGGTTGCTCTGCCATGGCCTCTGTGGGCAATATCAGTGCCACTGGCAACTGTTTGAATATGTCCAGTATGTTTGCAAGTTGCACAGCCCTGACAGTGGCACCCACAATGGACACTAGCAAAGTGACCAACATGAGCGGTATGTTTTCAGGTTGTAATGGCATTGTCACGATTCCTGCTTACAACACAGCCAATGTAACCAATTTTGGTTCAACCTTTTTGAACTGCACCAGCATGGTAGAAATTCCAATTACCTCAATCAATGCGGCATTTGCTTTGCCACAGGCTAGACTTAGTCAGGCGGCCATTGGCAACATATTTACAGTGTTGACACCACGAACATCAAGTTTGACTATAACACTTACAGCCAACCCGGGCGTGACCACTGCTTACACAAAGACAGCCACCAGCACAGCCGGTAGCACATTATTGACCTTGGCTGATACTTCAAACATTGCAGTAGGCATGTGTGTGACCGGAACCAACATCATGAGTGGTGTTGCTTGTAGCACAGCCATCTCAGGCAACTTGGTCACAGCCACAGCACACGGACTGTCCAATGGCACCTTGGTAAGTTTTGCCGGCACCAATGTGGGTAATATAGCAAGACAGCCCTATTATGTAATCAATGCCGCCACAGATACTTTTCAATGTAGTAACACTTCGGGTGGTTCAGTAACAGCCGTTACCACCACAGGTGCCACCACCATGTTCTATCCAAGATTTGTCAGCAGTTTTGTGGGCAATACCTCAGTGACATTAAGCACACCAGCCGCTATATCAGGATCAAGTTCTGTGGTATTTAGAACATTGGATACCAGTTTACCCTTGCTAAAAGGTTGGACAACTTCAGGATAACATATGAGCACAGACGGATTTTATTCAGTTAATGAAAACAATGAATTGGAATATGGACCAGACCTGGTTCAATTGCCATCGGGCGTGGTATTGCTACGAGATGAACATACCCAATATACCTATCCAGTAGAAGGTTGGACCTGGTATGACAGTTGCGAAGAAGCACAGGCCCAACTAATATCATGATTGAAATTGGCGGAAATGTAAAGATAGGTGGGCAAATTATCATTGGTGATGTATTTGCTGTGCCAACATTTTTTACCACAGATACTAATTTGCCGCAACTAGTATTTTTAGTTACAGAAGGCGGCATTCAGTTGGCCGTTCAATCACCTTAAGGAAAAGACATGACAGCAACAGTATCATTTGGACAATTGCCTACAATAGGTAATATTACAGCCTCAACAATTATCCCAATTGTATTAAACAATGTAAACTACACAGTTACAGCCGCTAACCTACAGACCTTTGTCAATGGCGGTGCTGGCAATATCACTTCTGGTAACATTACAGCCACTGGTGTAATACAGGGTGCCACCTTAAGTGCTACCGGCAATGTCACAGGTGCCTACATTATTGGCAATGGTAGTTTATTAACCAATATCAATGCCAACAGTATTGTCAATGCGTATGGCAATAGTAATGTTACATCATTATTGGCTGGATTT